ATGCAACCGTTTGTTTTATATAACTCTGAGCAACGAAAAAAAGTTGAATTTGTACCTCGCAAAGAAGGTCACATCGATATGTACGTCTGCGGTATGACCGTTTACGACTACTGTCATATCGGGCATGCTCGAGTTATGGTTGCATTTGACTACATTATCCGTTTTTTGCGTAGTCAAGGCTGGAAAGTCCGCTACATTCGCAACATTACCGATATCGATGACAAAATCATCAAACGTGCGAATGAGAATGGTGAAACAATCCAACAGCTCACCACGCGTTTCATTGATGCCATGAATGAAGATGCAGCGAACTTAGGCTGTTTAGCACCAGATGAAGCACCTAAAGCGACTGAATATATTGACCAGATGCAAAATATGATTGGCAATCTAGTCACCAAAGGCGCTGCTTACCCTGCTTCAAACGGTGATGTGTATTTTGAAGTCACCAAATTTGAAAAATATGGTCGTCTCTCTGGCCGTAAGCTTGATGACATGCAAGCTGGCGCAAGTGAGCGTGTTGATGTAGAAGTTGAAAAGAAACATCCTTTTGACTTTGTACTTTGGAAACATGCAAAAGAAAATGAACCATCTTGGGCGTCCCCTTGGGGTAATGGTCGTCCGGGTTGGCACATTGAATGTTCTGCAATGTCGACTTGCTGCCTAGGCAATCACTTTGACATTCATGGTGGCGGTTCAGATTTAATGTTCCCGCACCATGAAAATGAAATTGCGCAAAGTGAAGCTTCGACTGGTGAGCAATATGTAAACTACTGGATGCATGTTGGCTTTATTAACGTTGACGGTGAAAAGATGTCTAAGTCTTTAGGCAACTTCTTTACGATTCGTGACGTAATGGAGAAATTCCATCCTGAAGTGATCCGCTACTTTATTGTGTCTTCACACTATCGTAGTCCTGTGAACTTCTCTGATGTGGCACTAAAAGAAGCAAAAACTTCTTTAACTCGCTTCTATCATTCATTTAAAGCTTACCAACAAGTGTATGGTCAAACGACAACTGAAACGCTTGATCAAAGCTTTTTTGAACGCTTTAACAATGCAATGTGTGACGATTTCAACACTGCCGAAGCAATGGCTGTATTGTTTGAACTCAATAAAGAGTTAAACCGTGCCGTAAAAGAAGAGCAAGCTGACCAAGCGACTGTGCTTTATTCAACATTACGTCACCTCACCAACATTTTAGGTTTGGTACAACACAATGTAGACGATTTCTTAAAATCAGATATTGGACAAGATGCACTTGCTTTGTCTGATGCTGAAATTGAAGATTTCATTCAACAACGTGTTGATGCGAAAAAAGCAAAAGACTTTGCTAAAGCAGATAGCATTCGTCAGTCTTTACTTGAGCAAGGTGTAGTTCTTGAAGATACACGTCAAGGTACAGTTTGGCGTCGTGCTGATTAAACGTTCAATTAGATCACAAGAGTGTTGACACTTTAATGAAACACTCTATAATGTGCTCACATTGCGGGAATAGCTCAGTTGGTAGAGCATAACCTTGCCAAGGTTGGGGTCGCGAGTTCGAGTCTCGTTTCCCGCTCCAAAATTTGTTGTTAAAAATCAATAAGCTGAAAGATTCTAGTAATCTTTTGGCTTGTTTTTTTTATTGTCGATAGGTCAGCTATGACTATTCAAAATAGTCATATTTCACATTAAAAAACGCTTTATATTTCCGTGCCGCCGCCAAAAAAGTGGGTGTCATTTGTACATCTTCAATTTTTGACGGCAGTGCGCCACCATGAAATTTGGAGTGTTAAAAATGCAGAAACCGACCCGTCGCGGCAACGCTTGGCGTATTGAAGTTCGTTTTAAGGGCAAGCGCTATGCTGCCACTCGTGACACTGCTAGCGAATGCGAACAGTGGGCAGCAACCAAACTATTAGAACTACAATCTGAACAACCAACCTCAGAACCTGAAAAAATCCATATTTCTTTTCAAGCCCTCTTTGATATGTATTATCAGGATGAAGGGCGCAAAATGAAAAGTGCTCGTTTAATTGTTCAAATGCTCAAATGCTTAAAGAAAAATTGGGGCGAACTAGCAGATGAGTCTATACACAATTTAACCCCTGCTCTAGTTAAACAATGGCGTGATAAAAGATTGAAGCAAGTTAAAGGCGCAACTGTCATTAGAGAAATGGCGATGTACAGTTCAGTTTTTGACTTTGCACGAAAAGAATTATTTTTAACTAAAGAAAATCCATTCAAAGAAATTACAAAACCTTCAGCACCGCCGCCAAGACACCAACGTATTAGTGATGACCATATTAATACAGTAATTAAAGGCTTGGATTATGAATGGGGTAAAACACCCACACAGCCTAGACACCGTGTTGCGTGGTCATTTCTCTTTGCCCTTGAGACTGCAATGCGTAAAGGTGAAATACTTAGCGTGCAAAAGTCTTTAATATTTACTGACTTTATCCGGTTATTAGATACTAAGAACGGCTCATCTCGTGACGTACCTTTAACTGCCAAGGCAAAAGAAATGCTTTCATGGTTACCAGATGATCCAAACGATAATCGCATGGTGCCGCTAACATCGAATGCTTTCCGCTTAATTTGGCAACGTAATTTACGCCGTGTTGGTTTGGATGGTGTTATTACTTTCCACGATTCAAGGCATGAAGCAATCACGCGCTTTGTTCATGACTATCGTTTGCCTGTTGAAATTCTTGCCAAAATTACAGGTCACAAAACTATTAGTGTACTGGTTAATACCTATTACAATCCGACCGCATCCGAAATAGCCAAAATGCTAAACGCTGCATAATAAGAAGCCCCTAAATAGGGGCTTTATTTTAGATGTCTTGTTTCTTGGTAAACTGCCACCAAGTTTTGTTGTAATAAACTTGGTTCTGCAAAAAGTTAATTTTTAAGTCATTGCCGTTATAATCATAAAACTTGGTTACTTCACCGTTTTTATTTATATCAGCAAGCAGGTTGCATGTATGCTCAGCCTTACCCGCCTCCATAACCATAATCATCACTTGCGCCATTTTAAAAACTCAAATTGCTTTTACGCATAATGATACTTGAATATTGTTATTGATTGAATGCGCTGTGCACCCTGAAAACAGAATGCACAGTAGAGTAATAAAAGTTGCTAGCTTGGTTCTCTTACACAAAATCACTTTATGCGATCCGGTTGCTAATCCATCCATAAAAGAATTGCTCTTGCGTGGGATTGCGTTCGCATATTTCAATATAACGTTGGCCCTGCATAATATTTAGTACCTTAAGCATCACCTTCTCACCATCTTTACCACGCTTGGCAAGAAAGATTTTTAAAGCCCCTAACGTAGCTGAACCATAAATACCATCAACGGCTAGATCGGGCCAACCGCCTTTACCTTGGTTATTCAATAGATTCAATGCTCGTTGTAATAAAGGCTTTGCAAAAGCTACACCGCAGTTAACACCAGTATCAAGCAACTCTTCAGCGATCAAAGGCGATAAGGTATTAACCTGGTCAAAACGTGGATTAATCCAATATTGTTGTTTATAAATCTGCTTTGCTAAATCTAAAGGCAGATCACGCATTGGGCCTTTCCAACCGTTTACCCGTGCAACTGCTTCAGTTATCCCATAATTAGTTGCGCCGCCACGGTCATTAGGGTTGTTAACATAACCACCTTCACGCTTGATTAGGTCATCAATATATTTATCTACTGACATTTGCCCTCTCCTACTTGAATATAGCTTTGAATGCTTCTTTGATTTCAAAGATCAATTCACTAATGGTTTTACCTTTCAGTAATTGAATTGCCTGATACCAAATACCAATAAGTAACATCCCGAATACTGCAAAAATCAACATGACAAACCCTTGGGTCATATGTGAGTAATGCCCCCAATTTTGATATTCAATAAATGCTGAACCGCCGTATAAGCTAATAGAAACGCTGATTGCGAATTTGATAATCACACCGATGTTGATTTTTATCTTTCCTTCAACATCGATATCGCCACTTAACATGAGCGCAAAAATGCCGCCCATCACCGCCGCCCAAATCTTGATAAACCAAGGTAAGGATTTAATTGTTAAAGGGTCGTTCATTTTTGCCACCAATCTAATGTTTTCATTATTTTATGGATTGGTTTAATTTAAGTATCGTTTTCTGTTGACAGTAAAAAGCCCGCTTTTAGCGGGCCTATAACTAAGTTAATTTTATAATTGCTCGGCCATACCCATTTATTACCGAACACAACAAACCACCGTCACTAACGATTTCACTATGTAAAGTAAAATTAGAATTTGCATTTGTTGCTTCAGCTGATTTCCCATTAAAAATATCATTCAATGGTAATTTAAGCATTGACGCATTTTGGTGAATATCGAAGACAACATAAATTGCGTTATTGTCTTGGAACCAAGTAAATACTGTTGCCTGCGGGAGTATTGAAGAACTATAAATCGAACGATAAGCCACAGCATTCAACACTGTACCAACGGGAATTAGGCCACTTGGATAAACCGCACCATTAATAATGTGTGGATACATTTTTTTAGAATCGTGGATAAAACCAGCTTCAGAAGTATTAACGCGCTTTTCAGGTTTACCAATACCACGATTTGTTACATACCCTACTACATTTCCAAACTCGTTATTTGACCCATTTCGTACAATTTGAGCCATTTTATCTGGCGGATCATTTTCATTTGCCCATCGAGCTTTAGTGAAATCAATCCTTTCAATTGTTCCAGAAATGTCCTCTAAATTTGCAAAATCCCAAGTCTTTAAATTCCCTGCAATAGGTAAAACCTTCGGCACATACTGCAACAATGTTTTACTACCGGGTTTAAGCGGTAGCGCTTGTGTGATACCTGCCCATTCAAAATTGACTATCGCTTTGGATTGAATCTGCGTACTAACAGTAACACTGCCATTTAAAGCGTATCGATAGTTATTAGATACACGCATATCCGAAGCTATCGAATTATTATTTGGGATTTGCTCAGTCGGAGTTCCTGTTTTTGATTGCAAATATGAAAGAATAGATGGCGGGTTCATAATGTCGTAGTTATCAATAAATTCTACTGACTCAACATCATAGGTGCCTTCCTCAGTAAGCTCCCTATACCCATCAGCAATAACCTTTCTTGTATGGTTATTAATTGCAGGCCGTAACTGAACATTAACATCATCTGAAGGCGTGAAGGATGAAATGTTTGTCGCGCCTGCGCTATGTGTTAAAAGCAGACCTGTTAAGGAGGCCTTTGTAAATACCCAATACGTAGTTCCAATGTTTTGGCTTACTAGCCATAACCGATTTGCATCAACAATTCTAATTAGGGTATATGTTGTAGCCCCTTGAGTCCAACGAGACCCGACGTCTACAAAGGTTTTACCATGATTGTTTACAGTTACTTGATGGACGATATCTGCGCCATGATTAGCACCAATATAAGTACCGTTGTATCGTAAAGGTGTTGCATCATCAGACTGACTTACAAGAGTTGTCCCTTTAGCAAAGGCAGCAATAACACTCTCTCGTGGGGTTGATTTCGCAATTGTTCTAACATCTTGGAAATTTATAATATTGTTTTTATCCCAACTTTCGCTAGTTGCATAACTCACTTGTTGAACTAAGTCTAGGGTGTCATTAAAAGATGTACGAATATAGGCATCCGTCCCCCCATCTAAAGTGACCGTAAAAGTATTGGCATTAGGGGCAACAGAGGCCGAAATATCGGGCAAGTTGGCTTCATCAATAACTAAACGATCGCCTCGCGGGTCATAAGGTACAAAATCCGTTTTTACCCCACCGTACTCCATCTGCATTGAATTAATTAGGCTGTTAAATTCTGCAGCCGTATGACTTCGATCCGCTGTTCTTAATTGGATAAACGCAATTTGTGAATTAGCAGGAATAGTAAACTTTACCGTTCTGTTGCCATCTGCGTAAGCAATGCCCGTTGGGGGATTCTGGTTAACTTTTTCGCCAGCACCACCGACAGAATGATCTATACCTAAGTAAGTTCCATTTGCGGCATAGGTGTAAATAACGGGGAAAAAAGCAAAATTCGTGTTAATAGGCATCCAAAAAATATAATCTTGCCCTGCTTTAACCGCTTGTTTTCCAAGAGCAATGTTTAATGTTCGTGGGTAAAACGTCCCATCCGAATATTGAACAGTATTATTATCTTGTGCCAGAGTCGGGTTAAATTTGTTTTTAACTTCGGTCAAGTGGAACATACCATAAAGCGTGTCCACTTTTTTTGTGTCAGGTGGCGCAATAAATTCAGCATTAATCCCATCAGCAATAAAGGGACTGTGTACATACATCTCACGTGTTGTATCAGTAAGCATATGAACAATTAAACGAATCAATACTGCAGTAGGGTCTACGCTTGCTATCGTTTTTGGTTTAAATGTTTTTTTAGTTACAGCAGCAGATATTTGAGTTTCAGCATACTCTGGAGAAACAATTTGGCCCGATGCATTAATCTGCTGAATTCCGACTAATCCGTCTTTACCTGCGGTTAAACCTTCTACGCAAATTGAGCCTGAAAACTCTCTTTTAAATTGGGCAACAGGAATATCCCAATAAACTTTAATTTCTCCACCCGTGCCGGCACTTGCAACTTTTAATTGTTTAATCCCGTTTCTGGTAACATAGGTTGCGTTACCTGTAACACTAGTTGGCGGGACATTAAATGCAACTTGATCGTAAGTTAATTTATTAATATTTTGAAAACGGTTGCTTTCAATATTTCGAATAGCATTGTCGGTGTACTCGTTTGCCTGTTTAATTGAGTCCTTACCAGACGGTGTAAAAACTGAACCATCCCATTGATAATCAATGTTTTTAGTGGGGTCAGGGTCATTGGTAACTGATACTTTAGAGTTCGCAGGAATATTTGCTTTATCTGCATCCATCTCCGCGTAAGTTTTATAAGCTTTATTTCCAATACCATTAGCATTAATTTGCATCTGCAAGGATTGCTCAACGCTTGTAGCTCTTGATATTTCAGTAGAAATTGCTGTGCCTAAAGTTGTATTGGTATCAGCATTAATTTGAATAGCATGATTTAAGATTTTCTCTTCACGAATGTAAGTTGCTTGCTTAAAATTTACATAGTCATCCGTCCAAAAAGGTATTGATTCGTTAAACTCACGTTGAGTACGACCATCTTTGGTGATTACCATTCGGTCGGTGATACCATCAAAAATTTTGGGGTTAGTTATTCCTATTACCGAATTAATGTATGAAATTAGACGATTCTCGAGATTATCTTCACGCTCCATTGCCAACGTATCGTAATGGATGTCTGCCAAGATTCGCGCTTGTTTTTCGATATCTAATTGGGTGCCCCACTCTTGTAATAAAGCGGTTAGCTTATCTAGTGCCCTTTCGACCGCTTCAGGGTAAAAATTATCATAGTTTGTGATATCCAATAATTGGTCAAGGGGCGTTGCGCCAGCGATATAAAAATATGTGCCTACTGCTGGTGCTTCGTTAAAAATAACAAACCCGCCCATACCATCTTGATTAAGATTGACTGTATAGGTGTTAGGGTCAACCGTTTCAAAATCAGTTGATGTTTTTTTTCGAACTGCTACACCCGTAGCATCTTCTTGCTCAAATACACGAAATGTGAAATCAAAACGAGTATTAGTGCCGTTACCAACATACAGTTGGCTTAAACGGTCTGAAACAGGAATTGTCATCTTTTGCCCACCAATAAAAAAGGCTGTAATCTCTACAGCCAATTTTATGTAAGCTAACTAACAAATAGTTGGTTGCTAGTCTTGCACTGTCAACAGGCAATTAGAAAGCCAAATCTAAAGCTTCCTCTTCAGTGTCAGCAAATCCGACCACTTCTTGTCCTAAGTTTTGAATACCTTCCCATAATAATTGATTGCTTGAAGCATCATATTTATACCTTTCAGCACCTACGAGCATTTCTTTATCGCTTTTTATAACGATAAATTCTTTACCTCCTTGTCGAGTATTGCCTTTACCTAAATAAAAACCGTGACCTAGCTTTTTAATGACTAAATAATTCATGCGAAAAACTCCGTAATTTGGTTAGATATTGAACTAACAAAATTACGGAGTCAACTATAATTTTTAGGCAAACTGTTGTTATTTAATGGAAAATAACACTTGATAATTTCTTATCATTCTGGTGTATGTTTCCCTGTTATCGTTCCGCGTGTTGCATCGTAAATACTGTCTGGCGCATCTTTCTTGCCTTGAGCTACATCAAGCCAATACCCAGAAGGTTTACCAAGTACAGCAAACGGAATGCCCGTAACGAGTGTCGCTGTATTCATTAAATCCTTTGAAGCTTTACCTTGGTTAACTTCCTTATCCTCATCCAAAGCACGTCTTGCGTGTTGAATCAGTGAAAGTCCGCTCTCGCCCATACTGAATACAGGTGATGCCGTGTAGCGGTCATTTACAATAGTATCATCCGTATTGCTGATTGCAGCATTTAATACATTACCTGCATACGGTACAAAAGCAGCCAACATTTTTAATTGTGAAAGCGCAAGTTTTGCAGATAAGTCATCCCACCTGTTATCGTCATCGTCCTCATCTTTTAGACCGCCTGCGAAGATAACCCCAAGCAACTCAGACAACATCGAAGGAATGGAGATCATCATTAACGCCACATACGCCAAGCGTGGCGATGCTTGCACCCATGAGCCGTTGCTTGCCTCTAATGCTAACTTAGCTTCTGACATTGATGTGTTCCAAACCATATTGAACCAGTTGTAAAACATCAAAAACATTCGTTTAGCAGGTGTGCCACGTTCAAGATTTGAAATCCCTTCAGGCGACATATCAGTCATATATTGGCGAATAACTGCATCGGCTGCATGTACTGCTTCGTATTGGGTCATGCCTTGTTCTGTATAGTGATTGAAAGCCGCTTGCCAAGAGATCATTTCCATTGGTCTTTGTATCGTTGTTTGCAATACATACGCGTGCTTCATGGTGAAATCTTTCACTGTTTGAATTGCGCCCTTTTGAAAAACAATCTCATCCACCGCATAACGGTATTCATCCGCTGCACGATCGAAACGGGTTTTCATGAAGTCAGACATTTCCATGATGTTATTTGCCATGTCTTCACGGGTAGCAACTGAAGCAAAATAATGGGTCTGAGCTTTTAGCAATTGTTTCGGCGGTACTGCAACAGCAACTTGTGTAAAGCCTGTGAACTGCTCAATAGCATTTTTTAAGTTACCCGCCATAATCGCGATACCCGTATTGCGGCGAAGTGTGCGGAAAATATTATCTAGCAAACTAACGCCTGAGCTTTCATCAACGGTCTGATTTGCGATTGCTTTCAACCATGGGTTAAAGACTTGTTTAACCCCAAATGGCAATACGCGCTCAACCTCATTTCGAAAATCTTTATTCAGCAATAAACGTCCGATTTGTCGAATCTGTAATTCAAGATGGATGTAACGCAATTCTTTATCAAGATGGCTTGGTAACCGAGACATATCTAGCTCAAGTTGATCATGGTAACGATCTGCACGTGACTTGGTAAAGTTCGCGCCAGTCGTTGCGATATCTAATGCAGCTAAGTTGTTTTCAGCTAAGTTTTTATCTTGAATACGGTCTTGCTCGTTTGAGCGAATACGGTCATAAGCAGCAGGCACATAACCGCCTTCATACTCACCAAATGGCGTACTAATAGGTGTACGTGGTAATTCGTCAAAATAGCGACCGTTAATTTTTTTATGTGTGATTTGTGCTTGCTCTTTGTATTTATCAAAAAGGTTCCAGAGCTTTTGGATGTTATCCATATCCTTTTTGGTAATCACACCCTCTTTAACCATCCGGCTAAAGAATTGATCCCATGCACTGAAATCAACCGAACCATCTTCTAAACGCGCGCCCCACCCATAGCCTAAAACAAGACGCTCTTTGTTGCTTAAGTTACCTGTATGCAAAATCGCATGGAGCAAAGATTGCTTGCCCACGAAAGTAAAGTTATTAAGTTCAGGCGCAGCAATTTTTGAATTATCCAGTTTGCCAAATCCTTCAAAAATATCGACCACGTCTTTAAGCATCTTGGCTTTTTCAATACGATATTTAGCCAAGGCATCTTGCATAGGGTTGATTAGATATGTACGGAATTTGCCATTTGCGCCACCGTCTAACCAAGTTACTACCTGGTCGACACGTTTTGCTGAAGCGCCTAATTCCATGAACTTAGCTTTAAGTTCTGCGGTCTTATCTCTACCCAATAATGTTTGCTGAATCTTCTCAACGCTTTTCTTACCGCCTGTTTGCTGTATTAGTTCTTCACGGACCTGTTCCCGCTCAAAGGCTTCATTGGTTGTATGCCAAATCTTATTTTCTTTAGATCGATGCCAAAGTGTTTCGACCGCAGCCATAACTGCATTGAACTGTTCAAGCGTTAATTCGCGATAGTTTTGGTTTTCAGGCAATGCGCCTATGTTCTGTATTTCGGCATATGTGGTCGGGTCATATTTACGAATCAATTCTAGTTGATGCTCATAATTTGTTGATTCGCGGCCAAGATCATATTTGCCCAAAATGCCGCGGGCAGCGGTCACAAAATCAAAGTCACGGTTTTTAGATAACTTCTCGTTATTGCCGAAAACCTTTTTGACCAAATCAAGGTGTTTTTGAATCTGGTCTTTTGCATCATAACTGTATTTGGTTGCATAGAATTGAACCAACTGATTGCGCTTATGGCGCGCAGCTTCTACCGTTTCCCCCTTTTTAAATGCTTCATTTGCCATACGCCCTAAACGAGCATCATCTTGTGCGCGTACATGCGGTCGAATATCTTTAATTTTTTGGCGTTGAACAATATCTTGAGCAACTGTCTTTGCTGCTTCATTCAAAGCAGACTTGCGGCCAAGCAAACCGTTTAGTGCAGCCATTTCAGCTGAAAGCATACGCGCACGAACATCATTGTGTAATGCGGCTTCGACTGCTTCTATAATGCTTTGCTGATCGAAAAATTCAGAATATTGTACAGCCATACGCGCATCGGTGAGCTCGTCAATTTTTTGCTTAGGACTCGGTGAATTAAGCAGGTCTCGTATCAATGCATCGCCGCTTTCATACCCGAACATTTCAGCAACGACATCGGGGTTTTCACCTCCACGCTGTGCAAAACCATAAGCGCCTTTAGAAATGCTTTGGTAAATATCGCTGTCTCGTCCGTACTTGGCTTCAATCCAATCTAGTGATAACTTGCCTTTGGTTGTGCGACCTTCTGCATAGCGTTGCAGTAAATCCATATCATGCGAATAATCTAATAATTCAGGATCCACTTGCGTTGAATATTGATTAACGCCGCGCAACTGTTCCGCAAATTTATCTTCAAGTTCTCGGGTATCAAATTTGCCGTGTTCATCTAAAGTTAAATACCCTTCTTCACTAAGCTTCTCAGCCATTGATTCAATCGACAGGCCTTTAACTTTTGACTTTGAAGAACGTACGACAGGCTTATTGCCTACGCCCGATTTAGTTTTAGCGGCTTCATCAATGCCCCAAGTGCTTTCTACTTCATTGGCATCAAGCCCGCCGAATTTAGCAATCGCTTCAAATAGATTGTCGCGTTCAGGTTCAACCTTGGTTAAGTCTCGCTTAGCAACTTGGTCAAGCGGTTGACGTAGAAATGCCATAGCCTGATATACGGGTTCTTGTGCAATTTCTTTTGCCATATCTTCGCGAACGGTAGCGCGTTTTTTATCCGCTTCTTTTTGCAATGTTTTCAGATACTTAGACTTCTGCTTTTGGTACCAAATCATATTGCGCAGTGATTTTTGCTCTAAGGTATTTATAGATAATTCGGTAGCAATTTCATGATCTTGGCGCATTTCGTCATAATCTTTTGGCGAAATACCAAGGCGCATTGCATCATCTTGATGAATTAGCATTTCAAGATTTGATGCAGCTTGTGCTTCAGCAATTGCACTTGATGATGCAAGCATACGATCCATTACACCTGTGATATCAGCGTTCAATTCTGCACGGTCATTGATGCCCGTAAACTTTTCAATGTTCCGGTAGACGGCAATCATGAATTGTCTGAAACGGTTGAAAACTTGCTTTAATGCCACGCTTGGTGCTTTACCCGTAAAAACATACTGTTCAAAAGTTTCTGCAAATTTTTCGTGTACTTCTGTTTTTTCTGCATCGGTGAAAAAATCCCATTCGCCGATATCCGTTGTTTCTGGGGATGCCCATTTCATCACCGTTTCCATATCTGCACGGACTTGGGCAGGCGCATCAGGACTTAGGGCGAGTTGCATATTCATTTCTAAAAAATGATGCCCAAGCTCATGCACAAAGGTTGAAAAGTCAGCATTTTTGCTTAGTATGATTGTTGAACCATCCTTACCAATATTAAAAGTAATTGAGCCGCGTGTACCACCATTCGCTTGATTATATTTACGACCATTTGGTGAACGGTACATACTCTCTGAAATTTCATAATCTTTATTTCGGCCCTTGTTTTCAACAAAGCCGAGTTTTTTATAAAAGCTTGTAAGTCTGCTTTTGTTGCCGCCGAAATCAGAACTTGGAGTAAGTGCGATTGTTTTATTTTGCGAGTCAGCATAGCTAATAATATCCTGCATTGCTTTAGTGCCATTACCTTGATTGCGCATAGCTTCAGGCACAACAATTTTATGCAATGAAAGAACATTACTTGATGGGCTACCTTTTAGACCTAATTCAATTCCATATTGTTTTTTAATGCTCTTAGCAAACTCATCTACTGAGATTGTTTGTTCAGGGGTAGCACTTTGATTAAATGAAATTCCTTTATCCGTGGTCGGCTCATCAGCAATACGAATTGGGTAACGGTCAAAAGCTTCTTTTGCTGAAATCCCAAGTTTATCGCCCAAGGTTGAGTAGAAAGCTGAAGTTAATTCACCTGCTGCACGATTGTATTTAGCCGTAAAGGTTCCAACTTTAGCCAATTGGTTTTGCACTTCTGTTGCAACCAACTCTTTTGCATCTTCAGCACTTTCAAAACGGGCTTGCTCAGCCATATAGGTATCGGCTTCTTGCTGCATTTGTTCCGTTGTTTTTGCAAGGTTCTCTTGGGCTTCGCGATAAGTTGGCATGTCCGGGCTTGAACGAACGTTCTCAACAAAATCTGTTGGACGCTCAACAACTGACATTGCAGAAACAAATTCATTTACTGGTATCTGTACAGTGCCATTAAATGTTTCGGCTGTACCCAACTGATCTTGCAGACTTGGCGCACGTTCAAATAAATCGGTCGGCTCAATATTACGATCACGTAATAACTGGTTGAAGGTCTGACCATCTATATAAACTTCTTCAACCGCGCCGTGTTCTTCAACTGCCTGTTTGATAAATGCTTGGCTTGCAGAGTCATCACGTTGTGCCGTCTTGCTTTCTTTGTTGCGGTCAATAAGGTTGTTAAGTACAGCTGCAAACGTACTTGAACGAACAGCATCTTGCTGCTGATCTTGTCGCAATTGGTCTAATGCAAATTGTGCTGTACGTTGGTTTTTAACTTTGGCAGCAGATGTAATTGCTACTTCAGGCGCAGCTGTTGCAACTTCTAACAAACCTTCTAAAGCCATTTCGACTGGATCGGCTTTTTCACCAACAGCATCAGCCGCACCTTTTACGGAATACATGCCCGCAGCAGATTGAATGACAGCCTGCCCTCCGACTGTACGCAAAGGACCGCCAAAAGTTACAGGCATTAATGCACCGCCCAATGCTGAATATTTAGCCGAACCCCATGTCTTTGCAGCTGCATAATCAATCTGTTCTTGGCGGGTTAAAAACTTTTCACGGGCTTCTGCCATGTTCTGCCCATATGACACCAGAGCATCGGCCGTGCCTGCACCTAATGCGCCTTGTGCCGCATTACCTGCGGTTGTTACCCCGCGTACTAACTTTGCCGCCTTTTCTAAGTTCATCACCATAGGTGCGTATTTAGCTGTATTTCGGATAAGCGAATTTGTTAAAACACCGCCTGCCCCCGCGCCCGCATAATACCCAACTAATGCGGGGGGTGCTTGTTCAATTAAAAACTCACCCACTAAACCTGCATCAGCATTGCTAACCAGTTCTTGTGCCGCGCCCAATACGCCTGCATCATTTGTCTGTGCCGCAAGTTGTGCTTGATAAAGCGCTTGTGTCATTTCTTGTGAAGGCGCAGCTTTATTTTTTACTCGTGTTGCCAAGTTAAGAAGGCTATCATTTCCTGTTGCCGCGCTAATTATTGCGCCTTCTGTCTGACCAATAGCCGCAACAGCACGAATAGCCGCATTTACATATCGATTGCCTTGTTCTTGAGGGTTAGATGGTTCGGCGCTTGCTGTATGCTCCATCCAATAGACTTGGTTTTCATAGTATTTTTTAAAGCGTTCAGCAGCCATTACGCCCGTTGTTTTCTTGATGCGGTCGTAATGCTCTTTGAAAACTTGGTCTGATGTTTGAGGCACTAAAGATGTGCTTAGCGTATCCAATAAATTAGGGTTTACATTCGGCTTGACCTGCTTTTGAGGGTCTTCGTAAATACCTAGTTCTTTCAGTCTCTTTTTTTGTTCTGGTGACGTGCCCTTAGACAAAACATTTTGTATGTCTTGATATGAAACAGGTTCGTACGGTTTATTCAAACTAGAACCCAATAACGATACCTTATCGCTAATGTCTTTTAGATTTTCAAAGTCATCAAGTGAAACAGCGGCTTGATTTGGGTTAAGTGCGTATTTGCCCAATACAGGGTCACTTGCAACCACTTCATTGACGCGCTTTTGGGTGTTTACCTCATCAGCAACAGAAACGATCTGTTCAGGAGTTTCTGTCATCTTGTTATAGTCTAAGCCTAACGAACGTGCAGCCTTACGCGCACGGGCTTCTGTATCCGCGATTTGCGTTGGGTTCTTGCCTTGGTTTAATTCGAATAATTGACCAATTGTCAGATTTGTATTTTGATCAGACATAATAAAAGCACTTAAGACTACGGTTATTTGTAATCTTAAATGCTGTTATTGGTTAGACTGCCTTTTGCTGTTGACAGCTTAAATACTTATTGAATGTAAAAGTCTAATTTTTCTTCCAATCGATTATAAATTTTTAATTTAACGACTTGGATTTCTTCATCCGTTAAATTTTCTCCTTTTTCGATAGAAGCATAAGATACCCCAGTGCTATATGAATTATTAAGTAAAGAGTTGCATTTTTCTAAAGCAACATCTTTTAGCTTACTTTTATTTGCAACTGAATACCTTTTAGAATTTACAGCATCTTTTAAACACTGATCCGTCTTTATAACAGAGGAAGTGAATTTCTCAAATGGCCGATCTTTCATTGCGGGTATTAAGTCTTGGCACATCGCATTAAAAATATTTCCGCCGACTGTTTCGGGAATCGCATTAATTTTTAAAGGAGTTGAAGGGTTAAATGATTTAACAACTTTATTCTTATTATTATAAGAAACCATAGAAATTAAATTTAATGTTCTTTGTTTACACGCAATATCAAAATATGTTTTTACTTCCACAACATCGTTCAATTTAGGTTTACTAATATTAACTGTGTTTTTAACCCATATTTTTGCTTTTTCATTATCTAAATCTAAATCCATTGATTCTTTATCCACAGAGTAGATTTCTTTGCCATCTTTAAAAATATCAATCCATTCCGCATTAGCAGATGGAATAAAACATAAAAAAGATGCTAACAAAATTAAAATTCTCATTATATTAAAAACCCCTTCTAGCCATTGAGTAATAAGCATTAAGATATTCTGCTAATGTTACTTTTGATAAATCACGACCTTGTTTTTTAAATAAGTCATCAATTTTCTTTTGAGTATTAGGAGCAATATCGTCTTTGCTTTTAACAGAGTATATGCGATTTAAAGTGCTTTCAGAACTACCAATCGACACCCCAAACAAAGAACGTGATGTTGTGATTTTGGTATTTAGGCCGATAGTTTTAAGAACGGCTCGACTAAATTCATCCTTGGTCAGCTTGCTTCCTTTTCGAGCTTCAGCTTCACGCAATGTTTGCGTTACGTCAGCCTGAACAGCAGCATAATGATCGATCTGATTCTTATTTGTCTTATTTGTAATACCAAGCATTGGTAAATAAGGATTTAAATAATCCGAAACCGTTTTAGGGCTAACTTCAATAGCATCTTCTTTTCTTGCATCTTTTGGTGAAGCATTAACATCGATGTACATTTTTGTGACAGCACGATAATCTGATGGGGATAATTTATCAGCGTACTGATGCAAAACTGATTGTGGTTTTCCTTTGAAAAGCTCATCTTTATTTAGCATAATCATGCTGTAAATCGTAGGGTCAGTTTTAATATCTTTTTTAAATTTGGCATTACTAACCGCTTCTAAACTTTTGATCTGGTTGGGTTCTAAAGCATTAATATCTACCACAGGAATTTGTTCATAAGTAAATTGCCCTGAATTAATGCCTTTAAAGTAATAATCATATACTTGGTTTTGTTTTTCTTCTTTAGCTTTATCCAACCCATTGTAGTATCTATCAGTAAGGGAAAGTGCTTTCTGTTTTACATCAACAGGAACGTTACTGTTCCAAAGCTCTTCATAGGCTTGTTCGCGTGTCTTAGCAGGTTTTTTTGCATAATCACCAAAATCTTGAGATAACCATTTATCCATGCGCTCTAAATACGCGCGACCTCTAGGCCCTTTAGGTTGTCCCCCTGCTAATACTCTTCTTGCGTCTTCATCCCCACCATGATAGTAAGCAGCAATAACCATTGGGTCTTTTGTTTTATATTTTTTACTAATGTCTGAAATAAAATCGAAAGCAGCGTCAATAGTATCGGCAGGGTTATTAATATCCCTTTGACCGCCTTTACTGTACTGTTTCCATGTATCAGGTATAAACTGCATAACTGATTTAGCACCCTTTTCAGAAACGGCACTATTATTAGATTTTTCACCAGCCAATCTTAGTCCTAAAATTAAAGGCGCTGCCCATTCCATGCCTTTTTCTTTTGCAGCATGCACAGTGTAAACATCCAAACGTTGATCATTGTATTTGATGTTTTTCATCTGTTCAGGCGTCAATGATTTTAACTCTTTAGCAATTGCCGCCGAAGCTTGAGGCGGTGCGTTTAAGGCAGGGTTACTATACTCTTGGGTCCCAGTTGTAGCCTTATTAACTAAAAGTTCGATCTGTTGTTCTTCAAGCTTTTCATGGATTCTTTTATTAATCACATAATCATCAGCAAGGGAAATTTCATCGCCATATTTCTTTTTATAAGTTGCTGCTGCTTTTAATTCGCCGTTTTGAATAAAGGCGTTTAGGTTGTTTAAATGCGCAGATGAAATTGACTTTAGGTACATGTTTTCAGCTTCTGTAGCTGATTTACCATTGAGTGACATTAGTTTGCCAAGTGAAGCTTTTAGATTTTCACGGCTTTCGTCAATCTTAGTGAAGTCGGCAGGATTTTCATTTATTTCACGGATAAAACGTTCTGCAGAAGCTGAGTAAACACTTTGCTGATAAACATCATTTTCACGTACGAAGTAATTTTGCAAAGTACCTTTAAATTGAAGCGCATCGCGTGCAGCAATTTGCTGAAACATCGTACGCTGACGGCTATTGCTTAACTTATTAGCAATTTCACCAACACCGTTTTGATATGCACGAGAATAGTAATCAACGAAGTTGCCACCTTCCCCGTCATCAAAACCGACCACGTCTGCGCCTTTTTTCTTGATGTAGCCATCGGTATCGTTGTTTTCAAGATGCAAACGCAACTCGGCAAGTTTGTTTTGCGCGTCAATCACGCGCACACGGTCGTTCTCATCTTGTATTTCTTTATATTTATTGGCGACCGTATTAGCTAGATTGGCAAAACCATCTATTTTATTGCCGACCATATCCACTGCTTGACCAGGTGTAACCCCACCGCTGATTTGTACGTTAGGCATGTCGGCTTCAGCGACTTGAGAGTTAAACTGTGGTATACGCATTTAAGCAGCCCCCATCCAATTCCAGTTGTAGTTTTGCCAAGATGCCCCTTGTTCTTTACCGTAAAGAGACATTGAAAAATTGCTATTCGCGTTATACGAACCGTTTACAGGTTGCGTCATTGTTAGAGACTCGCCGCCTTGCATTGGACTTCCTCCGCCACCACCCATCATTGAAGATGCAAATTGGTCTATTGCTGCAAGTTCAGCATTTAGGCGCGGGCGCACTGATTTGGCTTGCGCCATAAGAGATTTTTTCTGGTTGATGAAATTGGTTTCTTGAACACGATGCCCCCAAGACTTCATGGCGGCATTGTACTTCAAGGTATCAATATCGTTTTGGGCCATCATTTCAGTTGAAGCTAAAATATCAATCGCTGAACCTTGTGTAACATCAATGCCGTTTTCAGCAAGCGCATTGATTTGGCTTGACTTGAAGCCTGAAAGATTACGCTGATAATCCGTAACACTGTTGCGCCCGTCATCAATAGCATCGCGCGCTTGTATATCTGCAAGAGTTGCATTTTCTCCTGCAATATCTGCTTGCTGCTCTAAGGACTGTTTAAGCGCTTTTAATTTTAAATATGTTGTGGCACCTTTAACGGCAGCAGTAGCAATTGCTTGATACAGATTGCCACCGCCCATTTGGCCGCCGCCACCTCCACCGCCCATCATGCAGCCACCATACTAAACGGATAAAAAAATTCACCGTTTATCCCGTGCACTTCTGGAGCATCTAATTTAAAACCTAAGTGTTTTAGAAAACGAATTGCCGCATCGTTTTTGATGTAAACATGGTTTCGAAGTAGTTCATGATCTAAAAGCATTTCTTTTAGAATATTGCGCGTCTGCTTAATAAATTCGATTGGGTACTTGCTAATGTGCGTGGTACCAAGCAACCACGGGCACCCTACTTTACCAATTAGGCTTGTAATGCCCACACCACAAATAAATAGCAGTTTGCCGTTAACAACGACTGCCCACGAATCGCGGGAACCTTTAACACATGTTTTCACAATCCATTGATAGTTATCACTGAAATAGGCTTTTAGTTCTTCTTGATCCGCAGGTCGTAGATTTTCAACAAGAATACGAATATCGTGCTCTGTTGGCTTGCGAATCTCAATATTATTTCGTCTCATGTCATTTCTACCTCTAGGGCCAATAGCTTCATAGGTAAAGGTTTATCATGTTTTACAGTAATTTGAATGTCTCTTTCGTAAGTGCTGTCAACTGGTACCTCTACCAAACCTGAATACAATTTAAGAGGGCTGCCATAGCGTTCGTTGCTACGCGGTTTAAACTCATCGATTGGTGTACGGTCTTCAATATCTTGGTTAGCGCCGACCAAAATGTTTTGAGAATCCAAAACACGTAAAAATGCTTTATTCACCACTTTAGGTTTAACAGGGCTTCTTTGCTCTTGAAAAATTGGCAATGTTTGCATTTCTGCTTCATACCCTAAGCCCACCCAAATATTTGACAATTCACGGGGTAATTTGATTGTGCCGTTTTCAACTTTAACATTTGGCTTAACTCCACCATCAGCAAATACAGATACCGTTTGACCTTCAAGCCAATCTAAGCCGGTTAGAGTTGATGTAGGGTTGCCTTTATATTGAATGCTACTGTCTAGATAACACTTATCTTGCATATCTAGCGGCTGCCTTGTAAGCATTCGCTCAATTGTGTAAAAGCCATTTCGTTCAACAAATGCATATAAAACAGATTGGTTATCTTCAGGTATTTCTGCTAATGAAAGAAATTTACCGTCTGTATGATGTTCTGCCCAAGCCCAAACCTGTTGTTGCGGTTCATATGTTAGCGAAAGCAAGACGCCATCATCTCGAACAAAATATATAATATTCAAAGGGTTGCGTAGCAATGCACAATCTACAATTTTATGCCCATCAAAAAGATGTGGGCACATTATTGATAAATCGATCGTTTGATAAAACGAAGCGTTATAACCACTTGCTAATGACACTTCATGTACATGCCCTGTCTGATCAGAAGCAAATACAGCAGCACCGTCAACTTCAACAGGCGTTACGTCATTTGCACCTGTACTGTATTGCTTATTCACATTTACACTTGCAGCAGTTACAGCCCCATCAGCTGACATTTTCCAAAGTGCGCCACTTGTTAGAATGAGTAAGTCACTCATTGGCACAAGGTGACGAACGCCGTTACCGTCTCGTGCAGCAAAGCGAATTTGGATAGAGTCAGTATCTTGTAAAGGAATGTGATACCCAAAATTATCATCTGTTGCGGTACGTGACATTCGTAGCCATTGAGGGGATTTATAACCTCCGCCGTAAACTTTTCGCTGACCGTGATATGCAACAGCCATTGGGTAAAACTCGAAAGGATTGCGGATTAAAGGTGGTGTAATTGCGCCGTTAGTTTCGATGTAATCATCAGTAAAACTTAATTCTGTTGTTTCCCCAATGTAACTAGCTAACCCTGAACGCAACTTGAATACGTTGTAACGGGTCGCGCCCGGCACTGCATCCCATGTCAGAATATTTTCATTGCCCGATAATGTTAGATCGTTTTTTAAAACAGGCGATTTTGCAGATGCTTGGGATTCATTTTCATCGTTTACAGCAGTAACCTGATATACGTATTCACGTTCAATGTAGCCGTTTTCATTTACCTTTTTAACTGTACCATTCAAGTTTTGCGGTTGAGCCAAGCCATACCCGACCGTGACTATCTCAGTCGTCCATTCAGTTGCGCCCTTACGAATGATTTTACGTGGTGGGTAGTCCGGATGAGTGATGGTGATAACATCCGCAGATTGTGCATAACGGAGCTGCATTAAATGCTGCTCAGCATAAGGCAATGCTACTTCTAAAGGTTGATCGTTATCGTCTAAAAGCATCCCGCCATCAGCAAAGAAGTTTACAGCACCTGCCCGAATAGCCAAAACAACGGCCTGTTCTTCACTAAAGACAAAACGAATTAAACGCATTTTACCCATTGATTTCGGGTAATGGTGTACGTAGCGGAAGCCTGCACGATACACAAGGCCGCCAAACAGTTCGACATAAAAGTTTTTGCATTTGGCAACACCAGTTTGGTATTTCGCCTGATCAATGCGGCCAAACATATCGGGCGAAATTACGCCACCATTAAACGAATATTGCATTTATCGTGCCTCAAACATTGAGCCTGTATGTTCAGGCCGTGCTTCAATCCGATGTTGTTGCAGATCAATAAAAATTGCTTTGTTCTTTTCAATTTCATAAAGCTGCATCATGGAGATTTGTTTTTGCTCGTTCTGCGTCAAAGGGCCTGCTATTCGTGCGGCCAACAAATAAGATAGAGCGGTCTTGAAAGAATCGGGCATTAAGGCCAAGTCTTTCACATCGTGAACATAGCGTAAGATTGGTGCGGTATCTTCTGTGAATAGAAGATTGCCTTCAACATAGAATCGGCTGCCTGATTCAAGCTGAAAGATACGGACCTTATCACTTGGCAGCACATACGCTGTTCCAAACTCATACCCCGCATCGATATTCAAGCGAACGCGCTTAACGGCAAACGTCCATTGATGTTCGTTGTCCAACAACTCTCTACGGCAAATTGGGTAAAAGGTATTACACAATCTTGCATGCTTTGTCGGTTCGGTTAGTTCATTTACAACATAGCCCTGCGCGAGATGCGACAGGGCTAAATTGCAAAGATCAACAATTGATCTCATAGGCTTTACTCAGCTTGTGTTGAGCCTGTCGCGCCGCGGCCTGATGCTTTCGGCTTTTCTTCAACCGGCTTAAACCAAGTTTTTACTTTTGGGTTCACTAAACCCGCAGGCACATAGAACTCTGTACCTACGTCACGAATACCGTGGTAAAAACCTTTTTTGATAGCAACTACTAATACTTGGTCTGACATCTAAAATACCTCGATTAAACTGGAACAGTTGCGCCGCTTACAGCGTCATAGTTTGTACGGATATCCGCTTCATTGCCCAACCAAGCCGAAATAGATCCAGTAGGTGCATTGGCAACCGCATAAGACAAACGGATAAAACGTTTTGTCGCACTGTTTACGTAAAAGAACGTACCTTTGTTCAGTTCAGCAGCTTTAAACGCTTTTGATGCGGCTGCCGCTGTAAAAGTTGTACCGTCCGCACTTTCTTCAAGTGTCACTGTAACGGTAGCATTTGCAGGCCCAACTACATGCCCTTGAAGGCAGATAGGTAAACCCGCTGTACCAACAGATTTATGCACTGTGTCCAAAGTGAAAGTACTAGCACCCGCCGCAATAGCTTGCTTATCGGAGAACTGTAGTAATTTATCAACTAATGCCATGGTTAAATTCTCCTTAAACTACACGGGCTTCAGTGTTAAGAATCACATCACAGATGCGAATCGGCTCACCATCCCATGCTTGAATTTTGCGGCTACCGTCTTTACGGAAGTCTTCAAGAGTCAAGCGCACATTTTTAAAGTGATTGACTTGGCCTTTAAGCGCTTGGTTAACAGTACGGTTCATGTAGATTGCTGTACGTGCTGAACCTGCAAGTGGTAAGAGAGAAAGTGCTTCGTCCAATAAATCAATAAGATTTGCACCAGTAGATGCATCTTTTGAAAGGTCCGAAACATCAATGTTTGCGATACGAACAACCGAGCGCCAGTCACGTACAGATAAACCCACGTCCCATTGGAAGTATGTTCGCATTGCTTCATAACGGCCGCCTTGCGCATCAAGTACCGTTTGTTGCCCTTTGTCCTGAATATCAAGACCCGCTTGCGTACCTTGCGGATAGAACAAGTGAGTTTTTTCACGCCCCCACTGCACAATGTAAATTGACGTATTGTCAGTGCCTGTACCGCCTGCATCCAGAATGTTTACAGCGTTTGCAGGTGCTACGCCTGTTTCAGGGTCAATAAGATGGTTGTAACGCGTTGCTAAACCGTTAAAGGTAGATACATCACCTGCAACATCACCATAGATAATGTTTTCCATTACCTCTTGTGACATACCCTCTAAGAAGCCCGCATCTTCTTCAGAGCGCCATTGCTTTTTATTTTCGCCTTGAAGGTCGTACAAGGTTTTATCAACTTCTGAATATGAAGTTAACTGACCAGTACTATCAGAGACTTGAACACGTGATGTTTTTTCAGGTTGCACACCATAGTTCAATTTACGCCATGTACCTTTTGGTAAACCTGAGCGAACGCTAGTTTTATTGTGGGTACCGCTGTTTGCTTCAAGTACTACAGCATCGTCAAGTAAGTCTTGACGTTTGTTGAGTACTTCGATAATCGCCCCAACTTTAGAGTTCGTACCAATGTTATGGGCAACGTCGGCTAATGTTGGGTTTGTTTGTACAATCGTAGGCATCTAAGTATTCCTTATGATTTGTCATACCATACGGCCGCTGGTGCCACATTCGCTGTATTTGTCCCACGACCATGTGTCATATTGTCGGGTTCCAACAATTTGCCTACTTCGGTCATAAAGCCAATTACTGCAGGATGGTTACCAAGTCCGCTCATATAGAGAATCTTAGAGATTTCATCGCCCCGTGGTAAGCTGAAGGCGCGTTGCGCTGTCAACAGGTTTTTTTCAAGGTTTTCACCGCCGTACTCCTTATCGGCCTTAGCTGCATCAAGCCATGAAAGAATCGTTTTTTGCTGTTCTTGTATTTGGCGTTGCTGCATTTGAACGCCTAAATCCACAAGCTTTTGCACATCTTCTTGTGGCATTTTGAACTGTTGCCCTAACTCTTGAAGCACTTTTGCATCATCAGGATTCATTGAGTAGCCTTCAGGCATTGTAAACTCAGTGTACTGAATCGGTTGTTCAGCAGGTGGCCGTTCACCCCCTAATAGAACTTCAGGCTTGGTTTCAGCATTTTCTGTGGTCGTGGTTGTAGTAGGTGTTGTTTCAACCTGAGTTGTAGCAGGATTGCCGCCACCTGTTTCAGTGGTAGTTGCAGCAGGTGCATCAGTAGTGGTAGCTGTAGTTGCTGCATCAGTTGCTGTCGTAGTTGTTGTCACTTCGCTCATGGTTCACCTTCTGTTCAGTCTTTTTAAAATGGTCTCTTTGCATGTCTAGCCATGCGTTGGAATCTACCTGTGTAATCTCGCCAATGATGTAAACGCCAAACTCTCGGCGCCCCTCCATAAATGCAAAATCACTCATATGTGCGCCTGTGCCATAGGTTGGCTGTAGATAGTTCGATCTATTAATCAGGCGCATTAGAAAACGTTTACCGTGTTCCGTTTCCAAGATTGAGCGCAGATCATTTAGTTCCTGGTCACGCTCGCTCTTATAATCTTTAGCTTTGGTTTCTAGGTCGCTCATGCCGCACCACCTTGCAAGAACAAGTCAGATACAGTTTCAGCGTCAGTATCACTAACCGTTTTCACCGTATTGGCATTTGTGTTTTGAGTTTGGGCTTGTTGAGCTTCTAAAGCTTGCTGTTGTGCAATTTGCTGTTGTGCTGCACGGTCGCTGCGGATTTGGTCAATGATGCGTTTTGGTCTGAATACGTTAGGCGATACGCCGTTAATATCCATGTACTCATCGATAAATTTATCTGTATCGAATTTATCTAGCACTTGCGGGTCAATCTGTGCGACTTGCCCAACCATCGCTAATGCACGCTCAAGGACGGCAGAACCTGAAGCTTTTTGCGCAAGGGCAAGAATCGATACGAAATTGATTTCAACATCGGCGTTTTGAATAGCTTCAGGTGCAATTTGTTGAAGGTACTTATTCCGTGAAAGCACACGTTGCACACAAATTTCAACAAGTGGACGTAGTAACTCATCGATCTGACGTTCAACAACCGGACCAAGCATGAGCATCTTTTCAGATTTACGCTCGTACACTTCGGTAGCGGTCATTTTTCCTTTGTCAAAAGCATCGAGCATCAAGAACAAATCAGTATGAAATGCACGCTTAACACGCTCTTGACATTGCGCAATCTGTGCCATAACGCCGTTCAAATCGAACTGCACATTCAACATTGCTTGAACTTGAGCAACTTGGCTTGTCGGTGACGCTTGGTAGAACGCAATGCCATTTGGTAATGTCTCGCGCTCATGGCCTTTTAAGTAATCAGGTAAAAGCAAAGGCGGTCGAACTTGGTAGTCCACGCCTACAGCAATTTGCTGATGCCCTTTCTGTAGTGCGCGCAAGTCGCCAATACAATCGCTTGCAGGACCTTCACCGTATACATCGCTACTTGATACTGTCCAACGACCGCAAATAACCTGAAAGCTCATCATGCCGCTTTCACGTAGTAACTTGTTTGTTGCACTTGGTTCGTAGTAGATCGATGCATAAGGCATGTTTTTTGGGCCATACCCTTTTGCATCTACTCGTTCATAAACAGCATGGTGAACTTCAAACTCTTGTTCAAAGTTCTTATTTTCGAATGCACTTTTAATAGCATCAGAAACGTTTTCTAGTCCAAACTGCTTAACCATATTGAGTGTGGTTAGTTTGAACTTGCGGAAAATACCATTTGGTTTATTGAACTCATCCGTAGTTATTGCGAACTCGCCGAACGTCATTGGGATAACGTCCATTGGTTGAGCTTTTGAATTTGGCCCGTGATCAGGAGCTAATGCCGCCCCAATTCCGAAAGCCCCTTCTTGCGTATAGATATGATGTACCGCCCGATACACATTGCTCTTTGCAAAAGCAACATAGCAAGCGTCCTCAACAGCTTTAAGCCATTGTTTTACTTCAATATCTTTTTGCAATGCTTCATCGGCGGCCTGCAATGTAAACCACTTGCGACTCGGTGAACATGTACCCGATACCATGCCCGCCGCAAGAGTCTTAAGCGAATCTTTACCTGTGTTATCAACAATTTTGGACCATGCAGATCTGTCATGCTTTTCTTGGTTCTTAATCGTTTTAATAGCAACAGGCAAAACGTGTAATGCTAATTCGGCACAATAGTCGTCCATATCATTGACACGATTTTGCCAAACTGCATCAAACCGTTTTTTCAGCGCTCTGATATCGTCTTCAGTCATGTTAGCCGCCTAGTAAAGTTTTCTTGCCTAAACGCAAATTCTCGTCATCAACACCTGTTGCATCTGTGTACAAGGTATTTGCAATGCCGCCCGACATAGAGTTCTGTGCGTTTTGAACACGATCGATAGTTGCTGATGCATCTGGTGACTTAGAGTCCTGTCGTACTGGTGGCTTTGGTGGTGCTTGAATATCTGCCTTCTTTGCATCCATGCCGAAAAGCTTTGCTGTCTTATCAATCACGCTATTACCGCCAAATAAAAGGTCCGTAAAATTGCTACTGCACATGTGAAAACTCCAAGTGAGGTTGTCATTCATAACATTATGCTTTTGACAAATGCTCATGGCCCTGTTTCCTGTTGACACTACGCGTAAGGGTCATAATCACGTCTTGCAGCTGATGCATTGATCGTCTGCATAATGTGGCGTTTAGGCGTATCAATTTGCGCATTGATAATTGCAGAGCCGTAGTCGGGACTGCGGCCAATACGCTTAATAATTTCCTCTCGAGATTCCACTTTGATTTTGGTTCCTTGCAATCCCCAACGTGGCGCCGTTAAATCGGCTAAAAGCTTTGGTTCAGGCGGCAATGCAACTGTACTGCCGTATGCGGGGTCTAATGCTTCGCGGAACTGCCACCAGAGTTGTGAACGCAGGTTGTAAAAACTAAGTTGCCCTGAACGGTCGAATGCAGTTGCCGCATTGCGTACGTCCACAGGCACAGCGTGAATACCTGATTGCTTTAAGAAATCGTATGTACTTGCACCAACGCCAATGACATCGACATGAATGGGCGCATGGTCACGAACATGTGAAACAGCAAACGAGGCGCTTGTTGGTCCGTCTGGTGAATCTTTACCTTCAAGTACGTTCGGGTTGTCATACCAATGTGCATATCGCGCAAAGCCAATTGTGTTATCGCCCCCACCACGTGCAACGTCCAATCCGTAAGAATCCATCTTGAAATCACCACGATGCAAAATACGCATGTCTTCAAGTGGTTTCCAACGTGCTTGTGCTGCTTCAACCCATTCTGTAGGAATAACTTGCCAAGGGTCGTCTTCAATACCCGCACCGAAATCGCCGTATAACATTTGTGACCTCAAAGGTTCAGGCAGCGCTTGCAAGGTACTCATGTAGCCTGTTTCCATGTAGTACTTGTTATCAGTCACACGTGCCGGAATGAACGTGCGTGATTTAGGTTTAATGATGAGTTCGGGCTTGTAGTCGTTAGTGTCAAAGTCATAAACAATTTGGTCGTCAATAAGTACAAACGGCTTATTGCTCTCAACCTCTTGATCTTTGCCTCCGATACGGGCAAACCAACGAAGTTCACCGGGTTGTGCAGGGTTCGGGTACCCTTTCTTAATCCAAGGTGCAAAGAAATCTAAAACCCAACGGCCTTCGGCTGTAGTAGGCGGGTTAAATGTCAAAAGGCACTTTGGTTTTATCGTTGGGTCGCTAGTACGATTCCAACCCATTACGAACATTGCTTGTGACTCACGGATTTCTGTTGCTTCATCCAATGCCTTCAAGTCATGTGCACGACCCTGCCAACGTTTCTCATCGCCCATGTTGTCAAGGCCGCCGAACTCTAAGAGACGGCCATTGTCAAAGCGCCATGCTGACTTTTGCGTGTTGTACCCGTTCTTGTGCCCTACGATCTCTTCGATACGTTGCACAATGCCGTCTGTCTGTGCCTTCTCGCGCCGTACAATCAGCACGCGTTTATGGACATTGAGTGACAAGCCTGCAATCAAGTCAGTCTTGCCCCCACCTGCTGCACCGCCGTAACCGATAATGTCAGCATCCGATGTGTAAGCAGCCATTTGCGGACCTTCAAGCGGGAACCATACAGGCGCATTTGCAAGAATCCTGCTAATAACTGCACGTTCATCTTCATCAAGCGAATTAATAAATTGCTCAATTTCCGATTCGCTCATATCCGCAATTAATGCGAGTAGTTCGTCATCATGGGTTTTGGTCATACATCCCCCAATCTTCAGCGCCGTACACAATGCTGTATCCCATTGCGCAAATGAACCAAACGTCTGAAAGGTCCTTATAGTGCAGATTGCCAAACAACTTAAAATAAAGACCTACGGCAAATATGAAAAACAGCCATGTGAAGTATGAAAATGCTTTTTTCTTGCTAATACTTTTCATCTTGAGCATTAGCAGGGTTAATAAGCCACAAACAACAACCATGAAAGCAAGAGAAAAAATTACGGCAGCAATAAGCATGGTTTACCCCCACATAATCCAACCTACAAAGAGACCCAGTGAAAATACAAAGGTTACGATGATTGCTAGCCAAAAATAAATTGCACCCATAATGTCAGGCATTGTCTTTCTCCTTTTTAGCCTTAGCCTTTTTCAACTTGGCAAGAAGGCTTAACTGTGTGCTTGCTGCTTTTGGATCGGTTAACGGGTTTTCTGGGTCATTGCCAAGTTCTACACGATCTTTGAACATGCCAATGTGCTGACCTGCTTTAATCAAAGCAGCGACTTGGTCATTCATTTTGATTTCTATGCCGTGCTGAGATTCTTTAATACCTGCATAAAGCAATTTGGCTTGGTCACTTACACGTGTCGTATCTGCGATATACGTATACCCAACGCCTTCGCCGCGGCATTCTGGGCAATCTAGATTCGGCGCTTTGAGACGATCAAAATCTAAACCACCTTCACATTTTGGTTCAGGTGCATTCGTGTCGTGCGCGTGTTGAATTGCTCTTTTAAATTCGCCTACTGTCCATTGGTAATTGTGGTCAATACCCCAACAGAATCGGCAATTAACACGTGTGTATCGCGTTAATTCGTTAGGGTCAGCCGTTGCCATTTCCCATAAGCGATTTAATACCTTGTCTTGTGTGATCTTGTTGCGTTCTGCAAGTTCTTTTTCGCCTTCTTCAATGGCTTTTTTAACTTCAAGTTTTTTCAAGTTCTGTTCGCCGATTGAATATGCAGTTTTTGCAGAATATCCTGCGCGAATTGCAGCTTGCGTTGCATTACGATCAATCAGATATTCGTCAACAAATCGTTGTTGTTTTCCACGTAAAGCCATTAGAAAACCTCCTTATAGCAATACCCCACGCAAATACGTCGGCACATTTCGTGGGAAATTTCGTATTTATGACCAAGTTGTCTATAAGACATGCCCGATTTATGTAGTGCTCGAATGTTTTTCACGTCTTCCTCTGTAACTTTTGGCTCAGAGCTACGCTTTACTTTGTCTTTCACTACAAATTCAGGGAGAAAAGCCAAAACAGGCATGGGCGCGCTCCTCCAAGTCGTTAATTTTTGCGTTTTTGTCTTTGGAGTGGCGTTAAGGCGTTTATTTATGTTTTTCAAGGAAAGTCCTATATATATATAAATAGAAACTTATAGAAAAATGCCACTTAAACGCCTTAACGCCACTAAAACCGAAACCTTTTCACCTACAAACACGCAGAAATTTGCGTATACGCAAAAAAACTACGTGTTCAACCTCTACTGCTTACCGCTTTCGTCCTCAAACAAATCTGAATCTGCAGAAACTCGCACACGAATACCGAGCATTTTTCTCGCACCATTTGCGCCTTTTGCTGTTTTGAACTTTGAACTCAAACGCCGTCCCAAACTTCTTGAAGTCGGTATGTACCGCAATTCACCTTTTTTAGAAGCGTACTCTTGCCAACTTTCCCAAAGCTTTGAGGACAACTCAGAAACCGTTTCAGGGTCCCCAACTTCACAACATTCGCTAATCCAGTCTTTCAACAGGTCCATTTCATCGCGGTATTCGTCACGTGCTTTTTTCGTCTTTTCAGGCGGGTTTAAACCTTCTTGCTGATATTCAATTGCCCCACGCACAAGCCAAGCTAAAACACCCGGTAATTCATTAAGCAACTTCGTTGCTAGAAAAGGGTCTTTAACAAGCGTCTTGTCTTTATCGTAGTTACGTTCAAAAGGGACCATCATTAAACGCCGCCATATACCATGGTCGCTTCCTTTAATGATTGGCTTGTGGTTCGTAGGCATCACAACCGTCCAAGTGGGCGAAAACTCGACTGTGTGTCTAGAATAAAGACCGCGTGCGCTAAGCTTCTCGCCACCCGTTATGGTTTTAACGAGATTTTCTTTCAGCTCTTTGTTTTCCTCCGGTTCACCGACATAGACAAAGCGGGAACCACGTAAACGCAAAATATCCTCACGCGCGCCACCCGCAGAAGATTTGGCATCGCCTAAGAATGTTTCAGCTGGAGTAGTCGTTGAATAATCGCCGAGAGCTTTAGAAATTGTTGTGAATACAGTTGATTTACCGTTGGCACCATCCCCGAAAGGAATGATCATTAGATTTTCGACAGGATTACCTAAAATCGCGTAGCCCATTAAACGACGGAAAAAATTAGCCATTTCTTCATCGCCAAAAAAGGCATCAAGAACAGTCTTTTCAAATAAAGGGCATTTGGCTTTAGGGTTGTATTCAACACCAGTGCTATATGTGATTAGCAATTCTTGACTTGGCTTAACCAATTCACCATCACGCAAATTCACCGCGCCATTTGCACAGCCCAATAAATAAATATCACTGTCTAATTCTTTGATCGGAACCAATACACGCGGGTCGGATTGAGCAAGCGTCACCATGTTTTTAACCATGAACGCTTTTTGAGACATTGCACAGAATTGATAGAACTTGGCACGTTGTGCATCGTCATCAATCTTTTTAGCTTCGTCACCCATAGCCAAAACAGTTTGCTTTGCATACTGCTCGATGACCATGTTCACGCACGATTCCCAATAAACGCCGTTCCATCGATACCAGGTATTTGTTTCGGCAATAAACATAATTTCATTGCCGTAAGCGTCTAACATTCTTGAAGCATTACCAAATTCAGTCATCGGCCGCTTTTGGGCATCATCAAGTGCAATTTGCACTTTGCGACCACCCATTGCGATATTCACTTCACGCGCTGAAATACTGATCTTGGTTAATTGCTTGAAGCGCTGACGGATAAGTCCCGATAGTTCAGTACACAAAGCAAGGTCAGTACCTGCAATCTTGCCTGCTTCTTTGGCTACTACTTGCAACAACTCTTGTTGGTCACGGCAATCAGCAATCTGATTTTTAATGTCAGCAAGAATCTGCCGTTTCTCTAATCTAAGTTTTGCTTGTTTAGATTCACGACCTGTTTTAAGTAACCAGTGCGCTGTGATGATGGTTGAACCCGTACCGCTAAACGTACCCCAACGGTATTCGAGCTCTTCAAAGCTAACGTAATTCGATGCGGTAGAACTCCATTCATTCCATAGTTCGAGAGCAACGTCACTGCCGTCAAACTCATGATGTAAAGACATCCCCACACGCAACCAAGTGTCATAATCTTCATTGTCTATATGTTCTAAATATTTTTTTGCATCATCCAACGACCAACCGATTGTTGCCGTGGTCGTCATTAATAAATCTTCTTCATCTGCGAGTTCGCTAGATGTTAAAGCACCAATACGCGACTTGCTGTTTTTAACACGCACAAAGCCGTGTTCTTCGGCCATACGTTCAAATGCTTTTATCGCTTCCTCGACCTGTTCTTTGGTAATGGTCGGCAAAGCGTTAGCAGCAAATTCAGTCAGCCCACCGAAGAAATCAACCCACTCATACGGTTTACCCGTATCGGGGTGAACATGGTACGCGACGAATTGTTGACCACGTCCAAGCACTTCGATACGATGTTTGTGTATTTCTTTAAAAGGTTTATCTACTTCGGCAGGATCAGCAAACCACGCCGAAGTTGATTTACCCCAATCAGAATCTTCAGCTCTATACACCAGTAATATTTTTGGTGCATTCCCCACACGCTCACAGCTCACACCTAAATTATCACGGCACCATTCTGCAAACTGGTGTGATAAATCCGCGTCTGTTACGTCAATATCAACTGCACAAATCGGGAAAGGTCCTTGACCTGTTAAAATACCTACGCCTTGATTCGCAAAGCGCGGTATGTCACTTGCAGTAAGCCGAACGTTTTGCCATCCATCCATAACAGGACGTTTTAAACCTTGCTTGATCGGCACAATCATGTAGTGATGAGCAAGTAAGGTTTTTCCGTGTTCCTTGAAATAACTCATATATCACGCACCTCACAGAAAGGTGAAACGTGATGATCTAAGTTGCTATCGTCACCAATGTCATCAATTTGTGGTGTAAGTTGAAGCACTGAGCCAACTTGAGCACCAGTTAAAACCGTGTAGGTAAATTGGGGCGGTGTCTGACGTAGAATATTCTCGGAAAAGCCACAGCGTATGCAGGTTTTGCCAATACCATTTGAGTCATGCGCCCAAAAATGTTTTGAGCATTCTTTAGGGCCAAAAATACTGATCGGATTTGTCATATCAACGCCCCCATTCAACTGAATAAGAGTTTCGTAACGGTCGGTAGGTATCCGTGTTTGCAAGAGTTTGCTTACATTCACATGGAGCAAATCCGCAAGTACCACAAATTGCATGCGGTACGCTCTTTTCTTGTTCCAATGACAAAATGAAAAGTAAACAGCTAACTGCATGCGCTAAATGTGATTCACCCGTTTCAGGGTCTGCCGTTTGTCCATCCCACCATGCGTTTAGGTGTCGGTGAGCTGCATCGAAATAACGTGTTTCTGCATTGGCAACTTTGCGCCAATTGTCTTCTGAATATTTACGCGCACCGAATTCAAGTACATTGATTACGGGCGCAAGCGAACCTTTTGGAATTAACGAGAAACGCGGCTTCGCGTTATCAAATTTTTGACCTTCAGTCATTCGGCATTCTCCTCTTGTGTGAGGTCTTCGAAATCATCTTCACTTGCGAACTGTTCAGGGAATAGAATTTCCATTTCGGTAACTTGATTGTCGAAATAGCGAATAATTGCTTGGAGAAGATTCTTGCGCGGCTGTTGTTCCCCAGATTCAATTCGCCAATAATTAGGTGCAGAACAGCCAACACCTGAGGCCACTTGCTCAACTGTTAGCTTTAGTTCCTTGCGTTTTCTTGCTAATGGAGAGGCCATTTTCATTAACCTTTTTATGTGTAACTTTCCAAAATATACGTTAAACGTAAGTTTTAAACAAGCAAAATTACGTCTCACTTCATTACGTTTAACGTAATAATTGATAAAATAGGGTATAAATAGCCAACTTTTTAGACCTATGTGGGATAGACATGAAAACTGAAATCGGGCAAGCAATGCGTAAATTGAGAAAGGCTAAGAAAATGACTCAAGATACACTTGCAGAAAAATTAGGCGTTGCGCCCGCAAACATTTCCCGATATGAGAAAGGTCAACAAGGAATTGAAGTTGATAAGTTACCTACATTAGCGGATGCATTGGGGGTATCTGTTCCTGAATTCTTTGCTATCGCATCAGGTGCTGAAGTTGATAACTTTGAACCCGCCCCTGAATTAAGGAAAGTTCCTTTAATTTCATGGGTCCAAGCAGGAAAATGCCAAGAAGTGTTTCACGAGCCCCACGCCCTAGATAATGTTGAATGGGTTGAAACTACCTACCGTGCCCGCCGTTACACCTATGCCTTACGAGTTGTAGGTGACAGTATGGAAACTAAATTTCCAGAAGGATGTATCATCATCGTCGAACCAGAAGAGCAAGCGCATAATAAAAGCCATGTCATTGCGCTAATGCCCGATAGCAATAAAGCTACCTTTAAACAACTTATTGATGATGAATCGGGTACATACCTAAAACCATTAAATGATAAATACCCAGTTATAGCAGTCCCACCAGGCACTACTTTCTGCGGCGTTGTAAAACGCATGGAAATGGATGTTTAAACTTTAAAATTTTATAAATCAAAAGCCTGCATTTAAAGCGGGCTTTTTTACGTCTTAAGCATAAAATTACGCTTGACGTAAGTTTAAATTGCGTTTAACTTAACCCCATAACTTACGCACAACGTAATTTTTAGGGTGAATGAAAATGACAACAGATATTCATACATGGCGCAGCCTAATCTGCCAAGACCTTATCAAAGCGGGTTTAACAAACTCAAAAGATATCGTTGCACACGCTTCAAACATCGAAGTTTATGTATTTGGTGATACCAAAACGGCAGAAGCAAAGCCAGAAATTAAAAACGCAGAAGTTAAAACTTCTAACCCTGCAAAAACTCAAACGGTTAAAGAAACCAAAGCAGAAAAGGTTGAAGAAGTACAAGAAACCAAATCTGAAACTGCACCAGTTGAAGAGCCAAAAGATGAAGTTGTTGAAGAAACAACTAAATCTGAAATCACTGAAAAAGAAGTGAAAGACGCTTGTTTAGCAGTAGCTAAAAAAGACCGTGCTGCACTTTTAAAAATCTTAAGTAATGTCGGCGTTACTACGGTTGCAACAATCCCTACGGATAAATACGCGGCTGTTATTGAAGCTTGCGAAAAAGCACTTGCATAAGGAAATGCGCATGAACACTCAAACCCATTTTTTAAATAAACGAATCAAAGCCGTGTTTACAGTTGGTGAGTTAATTGGTTTTACCCTTGCCCTGTTCATCATTATTGCTTTGGCAGTTGCAGCAGGCTTTACGGCAGCTCAATAAGGATTAAGTCATGACAGCACATGCAAAATTAAGTCCTTCTTCGGCTCACCGTTGGATGCGTTGTGCAGGTAGCGTAATTCTTGAGAAAGACCTACCTGACAGCAGCTCAGAGCATGCCGATCTAGGCACCGCTGCACATTTCCTTGCTTCGGAATGCTTAGAGCAAGGAAAGAATGCAGCGGATTTTGAAGGCCACACAATTGTCATTATCAAAGGCAACGCCCTTTGGATTGATGAAGCCACAGAAAGCCCTGTTTCTAACTTCTTCACAGTAGAAGCAGAAATGGTTGAGAACGTCCAAATCTATTTAGATGCGGTGCGTTCCCAAGCTGAAGGCAACGAGTTGCTTGTAGAACAGCGTGTTGATTTTTCCGAGTTTGTAGGTGCAGAAGGTTCTTTCGGTACAAGCGATGCAGTTGTTCTAACCGAAACTGAAATTCAGGTCCACGACCTGAAATACGGTAAAGGCGTAAAGGTCGATGCAGAAGGCAACGAGCAACTTGCGCTTTACGGTTTAGGTGCTTTGGCAACGTTCGGTATGTTCGGCGACTTTCAACAAGTACGAATGGTCATTCACCAACCACGCTTAGGCTATCAGTCTGAATATGTATTAACAGTTGAAGAGCTTTACGACTTCGCGAATGAAGCAAAAACGCAAGTTACTTTTATCCATACATTAGAAGACGGTGTCGAAAACCCCGATGGCGCAACAAACGAAGTATTTGAATCTTCATTTAATCCGGGCGAGAAACAGTGCCACTGGTGTAAAGCAAAGGCAACTTGCCCTGCGCTACAAAAGCACTTGGTAGAAACCATTGCAGGCGAGTTTGAGGATTTAACCCAACTCGATTTGCAAGAAGAAATCACCAATGCAACGGCACAAGTTCCAAGTTTAGAGAACGAACAACTTAGCCGAATGTATGCAGTTATCCCCCTTCTCGAAGGATGGATTAAAGCGGTCGATTCAGCGGTTCACCAAAAGATGCATGCAGGTGAAGCGATACCCGGCTTCAAGATGGTTCAAGGCAAGAAAGGTAGTCGCGCTTGGACTGATGCAGAAGAAGCAGAAAAACTGCTTAAGAGCATGCGCCTTAAAACCGAACAGATGTATGACCTGAAATTAATTAGTCCAACAAAGGCGGAAGCTCTCAAGAAAGATGAAGCTATCGGCCCGCGCCAATGGACAAAAATTGAAGCCCTTATTACTCAGGCGGACGGTAAACCTACTGTCGCACCTGAAAGCGACAAACGTCCCGCTTTGGACATGAAACCACAATTTGAAGATTTAACAGTATCGGAGTAATAACCATGAAAATTCGTTTAAACAATGTACGCCTTGCTTTCCCTGCTTTATTTGAAGCTAAAACCGTAAATGGCGAAGGTGACCCCGCTTTCTCAGCGTCTTTCATTCTTGCTAGCGATCATCCGCAGCTTGATGAAATCCGTAAAGCGATGGACAAAATGGGTGCTGAAAAATGGGGCGCTAAATGGCCTCAAGTTAAAAAAGAAATCGAAACCAAAGACCGTATGGCTTTACACGATGGTGACACTAAAGGCGATTACGAAGGCTATGCGGGTAACTACTTTATTTCAGCACGTAATAAAACCCGTCCAACAATTTTCGACCGTGACGGTAAAACACCGTTAGTTCAAGCAGACGGTCGGCCTTATGCAGGTTGCTACGTGAATGCTGCAATTGAGCTTTGGTGCCAAGACAACAACTACGGCAAACGTATCAATGCATCACTTCGCGGTGTGCAATTCCTGAAAGATGGTGAAGCGTTTGCAGGCGGTGGCGTAGCTTCTGAAGACGATTTCGAAGACCTAAGCGCAGCTGATGAAGCGGAAGACCCTTTATTCGCATAAATAGATGAGTGAGCCAGTGCGTTAGGAGACCGGCGCGAATCGACAAGCCATGAGTGTCGATACTGGAAATAACCATGGCAGTAAACGATTTTGCACCTTGACTCAAAAGGCGTTTACCGCGGTCACTGCGATAGTGTGACCCGAATTTTTAAATCCTAAATGAGGAAAACAACAATGAATAATTTAACCGATGTACCTCAATTTCTTGGTGACCTAAAAAGCGGTGTAGCTGAAAAGCAATTAGGTCTATTCCTTTCAACTGTAGCAGGTGCCGTAGTGACTCACGGCAAAGCAGGCAAAGTTACTTTGGAATTAACCATTAACCAGATTTCTGACAGTAACCAAGTCGAAGTTGCCCACAAAATCAATTTCAAAGCCCCGACCGAAACGGGCGATAAAACCGAAAATGCTAGCGGCAAAACCCCTATGCATGTTCTTCAAGGCGGCAAGTTGTCTTTAATGCCTGAACGCGTCAAAGCCGAAGATTATCTAAACGGCTAATCCCTTTCCTACCAAACTTTATAAGGTAAATAACACATGGAACAACTAAACGTAGACAAAATCGCAGCGCTAGCAATTGCAGCACAAGGCAACTTACCTGTTCAGGTTGATAAAACAGCTTCAATTGCAATCGTACCTGAAGGTTTTAAGGTCCATAGCACAGAAAAATTTAATGCTTTGCGTGACCGTTTCCGCGGCACTTTCAACACAAGAAATATTGATTCTTTTGTTGAGTATGCAAAAGCACGTGGCGTTGCAGGCTTAAAAAATTTCATTAATACCCGTAGCACACTTAAAGCAGAAGCGTTTTTTAATATTGGTAACGAAGCCGACCCTGGTCATGCTGACGACACTGCCGTTTTAGTTTTAGATAAAAAGCCTGAATTTATTGCTTTTGAAATTGCTAATACCCGCCGTTATAACCAAGAAGATTTAATCGATCTGTTAGACGATTGGGCCGAGTTCATCACCCTTCAAGGTAAATCTACTGGTGAAGATGGGGCAACCTTAAATACCGTAATTCCATTCGATAAAGGCATTCGCGCATTACGCAAAGTAAAAATTGCTAAAAACGCGGAATTAAACAGCCATGTTGCTGAAATGGGGTATCAACGCAGTGCAGCAGAAAGCCTAGAAGCTACAGGAATTGATGAAAACTTACCTACTGCGATCGTGTTGAACACTGAAAGCTACAAAGGCTTGCCTGTTGAAGCAATCACCATTTCCCTCCGTATTTCCGTAAATAACTCTGAACCTACATTTATTTTGCGTTTTGTAGGTAAAGACAACCACGACCAAAAACGTGCTGATCAATTTATTGAAATCCTGAAAGGAAAATTAGCCGAACTTCAAGGCGAATTCTATCAAGGTGTTTTCGAAGCATAACCCTAAAAGCATCTCGCATTTTGCGGGTTGCTTTGGAAAGTGAACGTATTGCTGACCCTCTGCGTTCACTTTACCAAAGCAAAGGAGCATTAAAAATGTACATGACTGAAGAAGATGTATTAAACACCATTGCCGAAGGCGAATTTGATGCCAACGATCTTTTGAATCAAGCAAATCCAAACTTTGAAAAACAATTTAAAAAACTTACAAAAGGTCTTGAAAAGCTTATGAAGGATATTCGTAAAAGTTTTCCAGATGCGAACTATTACAGCGCTAGTGATGGCCTGATTATTATGCTTGGCCGTTCACATGGGGATAATACTGAGCCGCAAAGAGATCTTGAGGCTGCTGATGGCGGGTTACATGGAATGCTTGGCGGGGGTGACTTCTAATGGAGGACATCCTTTGGCTTGACCTTGAGACATATTGCCCTGTGCCAATTAAAAACGGTACACACGCTTATGCAGAACAAGTTGAAATTATTGTATTTGCGTGGGCCTTTAATGAAGGTCCTGTCTATGTTGAGGACCTAACCAAAAATGAACCTTCAAAAGAATTGATTGAGCATTTACACAATGAATCGGTAACTCTAATCGCCCACAATTCACATTTTGACCGTACTGTTTTGCGCCATGCGTACCACGGTGCGCCTTTAAAAATTGAGCGTTGGCAAGACACAATGGTTCAAGCTTTGAGCCATTCTTTGCCCGGTTCGCTTGATTCACTTTGTGAAATTTTCAAGATCGATCAAGACAAGGCGAAGGACAAAGCAGGTAAACAACTTATTCAGCTTTTCTGCAAGCCCCGCCCTGCTAATCAAAAATTACGCCGCGCTACCTGTGAAACTCATCCGCTTGAATGGGCGCGTTTTCTCGACTATGCCAAAAACGATATTTTGGCGATGCGCGAATTGCATAAACGAATTCCGAAGTGGAATTATCGTGGGGCTGAATTAACACTTTGGCACCTTGATCAAAAAATTAATGACCGTGGCGTTTGTATCGACCTTGATCTTGTTGAATCTGCAATTGAAGCGGTAGCCAAAGCGCAAAAAGGATTGGCAAAACGCACAGTTGCGTTGACCGATGGTGAAGTACAGGCGGCTACACAACGCGATGCAATGCTTAAGCATATTCTAGAAGCGCATGGTGTTTCACTTCCTGATATGCAAAAAGCAACTTTAGAGCGCCGTATTAATGATGAAAATCTACCTGTTATCGTGCGCGAATTGCTTGCCATCCGTTTACAGGCTTCAACTACCAGTACAGCAAAATACACTGCACTTGCTAAAGGTGTTAGCTCAGACGGTCGATTACGCGGAACTTTGCAATTTAACGGTGCATCACGCACAGGTCGATGGGCGGGCCGATTATTCCAACCGCAAAATTTACCACGTCCTACGCTCAAGCAAGATGTAATTGATGAAGGCATTGAAACTTTAAAAATCGGCTGCGCTGATATGTTCTATGAAAACGTCATGGAACTAACAAGCTCAGCAATTCGCGGTTGTATCTGTGCGCCAGAAGGCAAAAAACTCGTTGTAGCCGATCTATCAAACATTGAAGGCCGTGCCCTAGCTTGGCTTGCGGGTGAAATTTGGAAGCTTAAAGCGTTCTATGACTTTGATGCAGGCGAAGGCCACGACCTATATAAATTGTCTTATGCAAAATCATTTAGCGTATTGCCTGATGAAGTAGACAAAGACCAACGTCAAGTCGGTAAGGTTCAGGAATTGGCTTTAGGTTATGAAGGCGGTGTAGGAGCATTTTTAACGTTCGCAGCTGCATACGGCTTAGACCTAGACGACATGGCCGCACAAGCTTTTGACAGCATTGACCCAAGCATAATGAATGAAGCAATCCGCGCTTGGGAATGGCATAAGAAAGAAAAGCGCACCACTTTCGGTTTAAAGAAAAACACATGGTTAGTGTGCGATTCGTTCAAACGCTCATGGCGTTACGCACATCCGAATATTTCTGCATGGTGGAATGAGCTTCGCGTGGCAGCAATTAATGCCATTAACAACCCCGATAAGCCCTTTCCATGTCGCAAAGTTATTTTCATTAAAAAAGGCTCGTGGCTTTACATCAAATTGCCAAGCGGTCGTTTCCTTTGTTATCCGGGTGCAAAAGCGGACGACAACAGAATTTCTTACATGGGCAATAACCAGTACACACGTAAATGGGAACGCCTTTACACCTACGGTGGCAAGTTTGCCGAGAACATTACGCAAGCAGTTGCCCGTGATGTGCTAGGCCACAACATGCCTTTAATCGAGAGTTCAGGTTACGAAATTGCTTTAACTGTACACGATGAAGTGATCACAGAAGCCAATGACGTACCGGAATACAACCATGAACACTTATCGAGCCTGCTTGCTAGCAATCCCGAATGGGCACTTGATTTGCCTTTAGCGGCTGCAGGCTTTGAGTCATATCGCTATAAGAAGGATTAAGAAATGGTTGAACAATTTAATGAGCCAAGTTGGCAAGAAATGGATAAAGCGATTCGTATTTTAGAAGATGCACTTGACGATATTGGGTATCTACCTACCAACGCAGAGATGGAAGCCCTCTATTTAAAACTTAGAAAAGTAGCCTTAGAAAATGCGCGAATCAGTAATTGAAAAATACCTTGTGGACAAGGTCAAAGCCCTAGGGGGTGAAGTCCGCAAGGTTAAATGGATTAGCCGCAACTCTGCCCCCGACCGTCTGGTAATGCTACCAGACAATACTTTTTGGGCAGAGCTAAAGGCACCAAAGGAAAAGCCAACCGCAGCCCAAGCACGTGAACATGAACGCATGCGCAAGATGGGGCAACGGGTTGAAGTTATAGACAGCATAGAGCGAATTGAGGAGTTACTAAGATGAGTGCAAAAAAATATATTATCCCGCTATCTAATATTGAACCAAAACAACTGTATGCATCTGGTTTAACAAGTTGGGGGCTTGATGAAATCAAAGGATTCAAAAAAGATGGATACGCCTTTTGGGCATACCCTGATGATGTTTTCCTTGGTGAGGGAACAGTAGTTCTTTCGAGTTTAGAAAGCTTAAAAGAAATACGTATCGAGGGTAACCAATGACCCAACCACGTAAATTCATACCACACGACTACCAACATTTAATTATCAACCACATTCTTGATAATGAACGTTGTGCCGTGTTTGCGGGGATGGGTACGGGTAAGACATCTTCTACCCTCACCGCTTTAGAAATTCTCGAATTGTTTGAGCCGGGGCCGACTCTCGTTGTTGCTCCTTTGCGAGTTGCCGCAACCACGTGGCCTGATGAATCTAAGAAATGGGAACACCTGCAAGATTATAAAGTTGTTGCTGTAGTCGGTTCGCCTGAAGACCGTGTACGTGCGCTAAAACAAAAAGCGAATGTGTACGCAATTAACTATGAAAATTTACCATGGCTAATTGATTTTCTAGGCAGCAAATGGCCTTTTACAAAAGTGGTCGCTGATGAAAGCACAAAGCTAAAAGGATTTCGTTTAAGACAAGGTTCGGTACGTGCACGCGCCTTAGGTAAAGTTGCACATACTCGAGTCAAACGATTCATTGAATTAACGGGAACACCTGCACCTAATGGGCTTAAAGACCTTTGGGGTCAACTATGGTTCATAGATCGTGGTCAAAGATTAGGCACGAGTTTCAGCGCTTTCACAGATCGTTGGTTCCAACAAATACAAGTGGGCGTAGATCGTAACGCCGTTAACCTTGTACCTTTTGATCATAGTCAAGGCGAAATTCAAGCGCGAATTAAAGACGTGTGCTTGAGCATTGAAGCTAAAGACTACTTTGACATTAAAGAACCAATCGTTTATCCGATTGAAGTAGAGCTTACAGGCAAAGCCCGCAAGACCTATGAAGAAATGGAAAAGGAAATGTTCATTGAACTAGCTGAAACGGTCGAAGTTGAAGCATTCAATGCCGCATCGAAAACAATGAAGTGTTTGCAGATTGCAAGCGGTTCTATTTACACCGATGAAAACGGCACTTGGCACCCAATCCATGATTTAAAAATTCAGGCGCTTGAATCAGTAATTGAAGAAGCTGCGGGAATGCCTGTGTTAGTTGCGTACCATTTTAAAAGCGACCTTGAACGTTTATTAAAGGCTTTTCCAAAAGGTCGCCATTTAGATAAAGACCCGCAAACGATTCACGATTGGAACGCGGGCAAAATCCCTGTGCTATTTGCTCATCCTGCAAGCGCAGGTCACGGGCTTAATCTACAGGATGGCGGGAATATTCTTGTGTTCTTTTCTCACTGGTGGGACTTAGAACAGTACCAACAAATTATCGAACGTATTGGGCCAACACGCCAAGCGCAAGCAGGTTATGACCGCCCTGTTTACATCTATCACATCATTGCAAAAAACACGATGGATGAAATTGTTATGGAACGCCGTGAGTCAAAACGCGAAGTACAAGATTTATTAATGGAGGCTATGAAAAAGCGATGCGAAGTTTAATTGAAAAAGACACCGACGATTTACCAGAAGAAATTTTAATTAGCATTGGAGAAGTAGCGTAATGGGAAAATATATTGTTGTAGTTGAATCAGAAAAACCACCACAAATTTTTATACATGACGATGTACCAAATATTGGTAAAGTCTTGGAAATTAAAGCGGAAGAAATACCGAACCGTGTGCCGGCTTCGTGGCTAATGGAAAGGTATAATTTATCAAGAAAAACCATTATTGATGAATTAAGGGCTTTCAATCTTGGTACTGATGGTAAGCACCTTTATAGTCCTGCTACTGTCATGCCGATTTTAGATAATCTAAGTAAGGCCAAGGCCCAAAGACAGGCAAGACGTAAAAATTAAAAAAGGCGCTATATGCGCCTTTAATTATTTTAAACCTTTAAATAACTGCTTACGCACATACTCAGCCATCGCCTGTTGCTGCATATCAGTGAAACTCTCAAATTTAGTGTTTTCACGAACAAAAGCATCAATATCTTCTTGCGGAATTGCTGTAAAATCTTCTTCTGTTTCTACTTTAAAGCCTGCCTTCTCGAATAAATCATCAATACTTTCGAAATCAGTATTAGCTTGAAGGAACCCCTCATTAAATAAAGTACCTAAAGATAACTGTTGTTCACCTTCAAGTTTTTTAGCATTTTCAGTAAGCTTTTTTAAACCACCCAAGTCACCCGTAATTTTTAAAGACAC